CTTGGGTTTGCTGCTATGACTGGTGTTTCAGTCCAGCACCAAATGGTTGGTTACCGTGAGGGTGGCATGAACACCCACACACATAAGCTAGTCGGCCAATCCGACTTTGGACCAGTAACATTCAGTCGTGGTGTAATTGCTGAGCAAAGCCACCTCTGGAAGTGGTCTGAGTTTATTCACTCTTGGAACCAGGCCGCTGGTAACTCGGGTTCAAACTCAACAGTTGCCAACGGAAATGACTATCGGTGCCACATTTTGGTGCGGGTTTTTGACCACCCACACTCAGTAGGAACCTACCAGGAATCTGGGGTTGTTAGTTCAGCAGCAACCAACCTTGGTAAGCCTCGTCTTGGAATTAAACTGTTCAACTGCTGGCCAGGAGCCTACACACTGAGTGACCTCTCAGCTGGTGACTCTGGGATTGTTGTACAACAATTGACTGTTCACCACGAGGGGTTTAAACTTGCATGGACAGAGACTGATATTACTGCTCTAGCAAGCGTTAACTGATTTAACTAAATAAGGAGAACAAATTGGAAAAATCAATAGAAGTTGAGTCGTTAGACCACGCATTTAAAGACCCCGCTCCATCAATAGCTACACCAGAGACAGTTATTGTTGAACTTCATAGGGGCTTGATAAATCCAAATACCGGTCAATGGCAAACAACGGCAGAGGTGCGAGAGCTAACTGGCAAGGATGAGGAGTTTTTAGCTTCTCTTGAAAGCAACAAAACTATAACGTACGCAATGTACGTCAACCAGTTGGTCAGCAGAGCTACTGTGAGAATTGGAGACACCCTGATCCAAGGCCACAAGGCGTTGATTGAAGAATTAATTACCGGTGACAGAGACACCCTTTTGTTGGGTATTATCAAAGCTACTTATGGTCCTGAGCGCACGTTTAACTACCCGTGTAACGCTTGTAAAACACCAAACTTGATAACTATTGAACTTGACAAAGACTTCCCAATTCAAGAATATGAGGGAAATTTGAGAGAGCCATTTGAGGTAACATTCAAAAATGGCAACAAGGTAAAGTTTAAGTACCCAGTTGGTTCCGACAACATTGCTATGGGCAAAGCTGAAACAACAGCTCAACAGAGTACAATTTTAATTTCTCGTTGTGTTGTTTGGCCGGATCACAGAGATTCTCTGTACAACGAAGAGTGGGCTAAGAACCTATCTATGAACGATAGAAACCTAGTACTAAGAGCCCTACTTTCACCAAAAGTAGGGCCCAAGCTTGGGGAGGTGAATACCCAGTGCGTACATTGTGGCGCTGATATAAACATCAATATCGACTGGGTATCCCTTTTACTCGCCTAATCTAAAAAGTATATACTGGGAATACGAAGGCGTAGCCTCTGTCTACAAAGGGTTTAGTTTAAACGACATACGGGACATGAGTGTCCGGCAAAGAGATTTTTGGTTTCGTATGGCTAAGTGGCGACTAACGGATGGAGGTGGTGGTTAATGGCAAATGATGATGAAATCCAGAAAATGGTTTCAAAAGAAACTCAGTCTATGGCTAAGGCTGAAGTTGGTATTAACGCTGACACCACCGACTTACGTAACATTACGGAAGCCCTTAAAAAAGCGTCTGAGGAAGGTAAACGCCTAGCGACAAGCCTGGGTCAGGCTGTGAAGGCCATGCGCCAACTAAAGGAGATGGGTCTCGTACAAGTGTACGACCAATCCGCGCATTGGAGTGGGGGTCAAGGTGGAGGTGGGGGCGGTGCTGGTGGTGGACAGCTAAGCGTCGGCAGCACTCCAGTAGCAGGTTCCAAACCAAGTCACCCAGCACCTGTAACACCAGCACCAAACGCCGTTGCAGCTGCGGGAGGTGCCCCAGCTGGTATTGCTGGACTACAGGGGGTAGCAGGTTCATTTTTTAGAGGAGCTAACCCTGGAACATTCCCAGGCGTTCCGGGGGTACTCGGTTCCGGTGGAACTGGGGTAATTGGTGGAGCTGCTCAGGTGGGAGCGGGTGGTCTTGGTGCAGGAAACATAGCAACAATAATTGGAAGTCTTGGTTCACAAATTGTTAGTGCAATTGACAAGCGTGTTGACGCTGGTAGAGGGTACTCACTAGCCGCAGATAAAAGCACACTAGTGATGCAGCAGCTCACAGGCATGAGCCAAAGCGGAGTAATGAACAACCTAAGAATGCCACTAACCCAGTATAAACTTGGAGTTAACGGTATTAACGAAATGCTGGACCTACAGGCCAGGACTGGTATAAATGCTGCAGGTCAGGCCCGAAGCGTTGAAATGATGAGAACTCTTAGCGGGTTTACCATGGATGCTGCTGGAGCTACTGGGATTATTGAGAGTATGGCTGACCCAGAAACAGTCAACAAAATGTTCATGATGACTGGTATGAGTTTAATTGGGCCTGGTGGTAAACAACGGTCCGCTCAATCTTTGATTGAAAGCATGGCTAAGCGAGCTGGACTAATGGACCCCAAGCTCGCCGCATCGGCTATGGCTCCAGGTTCTGTATCGCGTGCAACACTATCTCAAATGGGTGTTACTGGCGACATGCAGGAACAGGTTCTTAGATTTGCACAATCAAACGCAGCATTTCGTAAGCGCGGTGGAAAAGGCACATACGATCCAACAAAAGAAGAAGATCGTAAGCTTATGGGTATCGATGATACCTTTGCTATGGAAGCTGAGGAAACTCAACGTCGTCGTGGGAAGCGCGAAGAGCAGTTTTATAGAGACCAGGCGGATGCTTACGCAAAATTAGAACGTCAGACACAACGCCTTACCGACGTGATGGCTAAGTTTGAGCATGCAATGGAAGGAATAATTGGCGCAAGAACCAGTGGAAGAGTTGGTCAAAAGCTTCTTGGTGGTATGGCAGGAGCTGCTGGAATCGGAATGTTGGGGTTAGGTGTCGCTACCGGTGGAATTGGGTGGTTGGCTGGTGGAGCTATTCTCGGTGGTTTAGGCAAAGTACTAGGCGACCCAAATACCAGCGATGATTTTTCGTCCTCAATATGGACCCCACGTAGTTCTAGTACACCGGTTACTGGGAGTAGTATGTCTACTGTACCAGCTGGTACACCTGCTGGTCCACCTCCTGCTGCTCCCCCAGCCATACCAGAATCACCTCCAGTAGCGGTTTGGACTCCTGGCCAATTTGACGAATTTAGAACTGGACTTGCAGCTACCTACACTGACACTTTTCTTGAAACTCAATACAGTCGTAAACAAGAGCACACGATTCAAGACACTGGTGAATTTAAAGAACTGAACAGGGCGCTAAGGAAAGCCGTAAACAGCATGGCAGACAGAGCAATGGCAGAAGCCGGACTAGATATTAACCTAGTCAGTGGTAGGCGGTCTACTGATGAGCAAGCAAAACTTTTCTTAGAGAGGTATCAAGTAGCACCTGCAGGTGTAACACAGTACAAAGACTCTTACGACGGCAAATATTATAAAGTTAAACAATTCTACGGCGCTAACTGGATGAAGAAGCCATTCAACAGTGCCCCCCCAGTTGCGGTACCAGGTACTTCGCTGCACGAAATTGGTATGGCGGCAGACATTGACATGTCTGATCCGCGTGTCGCAGCATGGGTACGTAATAACAAATGGAGGTTCAATCTGGTTTCAGGTGAAGGGGAAGAGCACCACCTACAGCTTGCTTGGACAAAAGACATGTCACTAAGCCAGTTCTTGGGCACCACCGGTTTAAGTATGGAGCAAGCAAACACTAATGCCCATGTAGCCATTGGTGGACGCGCTCGTTATACAAATTCGTTTAGACCTGGTTTTGGTGTTGACATTAATAAGTTTTCAGAGGCACTTCTTAGAAGGTGGGGTTACACCATAACTCCTGAAAAAATCATGTTACTTAGATCATGGTCCGACAAAGAAGGTACTGGTGGATCATACAACCCAATGAACGTAGTCTCCGGCAATAACCGTTATGATCCTACTACTGGGTACGAACGAGTCGAAACAAACTATAACATCAATGGTCGCCACCCTGTTCAAAACTTTGATAATTTTGAACAGGGTGTTGAATACACAGCGCTTCATCTAGGGACAAATAACTCCGCATTAATGAGCGTTTTGTCAAAAACCAACCCAACGGTTGACGAAATAAGAGCAGTCCTATCCTCAGTTGGTAGGCAAACAATGCTAGGAATATTCAATAATTACGTTAAAAGATCACAAGATTCTGGATACACTATACACAATGCGGCTAAAATGACCGGAACATCCGGAGTTCAAAAGTTTCTATCTGGCATGGACCTTGGTACAAGAAATATATTTACTTTTGCCGGTGATCCTCAGATGCCAGGTAGTGGCTCAACTTCTCCAGTATCACTTCCAAGTCTTATGCCAGTGTCTCAATCGTCTGGTACTTCTTCGGTTGTCCATCAAGGCAGCACAGTTACTATATCACCAGTAATAAACTTGCAAACAACTGGTAATGCAGGGAACATAAGTGAGTATGATTTAAGATTAATGGCAAAGAGGATTGCAAAGTTAATAGAACAAGAAACAAATCTTGACAAGATCAGGAGAGCGTAAGTATGACTTACAAGATAAGCAGGGACTCACTATTTAACCAACTACCCCCCGGTGTCAGACAGGGTGAAGTAACTAATAATCAACTGGTTGAAAACACACCATTTTCGTATCCAACGAACGTTGCTAGAATTTCTGATTTTAGTGGACTTGGGCAAGGCTCTCTGTCTAATGCCAATAACCAAAGTGTTACGCTAACACGTGGGTTTATGCGAAACCTAATGACAAACCTGGGACAAGACCAACCAAAATTCCCAGATGTTAGGTGCTTCTTTCAGTTTAACCCCCAAGACATCGAACACGTAATTGAAGCTAGAAAAGACATGTACTTGCCTATTCTTCAAGATCCAAACCAGCTGCGACAGCCAATGGCTGGCAATGCAATGTTCAACTTTGAGCTAATTTTTGACAGAACAATGGAAGTTAACTCATCCACGTACAGCACTGTTTCTCAAGGTGGAGAACCACTTCCTAACTCTAAACTTCCAGGAACCGTGGGGGTGTTTCATGATTTACGTGTTCTGTATTCAATTATAGGTCAAGGTTTAAGTGAAGAGTTGCTTGAAGCACAGCAGGCAAAACTAAAGAATGACGTTAGACAATTTGCTATAAAAAACTACAACTCTTTAAACCTGCAATACAACTCAGAGACTACCGAGTTTAAGGCAAACCAAACTCTATTAGACCCATCAGAAGACACCTATGGTGACGACCCTAATGCGGCAGCAACCGCCAACTTCTTAAATAGCATTGTGTCTAACCCCGAATCGTCATCTATAAATACATTCATGGCAGACTTCAACGTAGGGAACTCAGCTTTCTTAATTCCCCAACCATGTCGTGTTGTATTTTCACCAGTGTTTATGGTCGATGGATTTGTTATGGGTACAAAAGTTTTGTTTACTAAATTTAGTACAAAAATGATCCCTACTCAGTGTAAAGTTTACATAACTATGCAAGCTACTTATCTTGGATTTGCTAGAGCAAAAACATTTATAACTGAGCAGCTTGATGAAACTGCAAGACAAAATACAGAAAACGTTAGAATTGCTGAGAGGGAGTTAGGGTCTGTTGGGTCCGAGCTGTCCTCAGCTGTTCCCAACATTACGGTTGGGTTTTCCAGTGATCCTAGAGTAATAACCAAACCTAGTGATTCTGCATCAGGTCTGTATTCCACTGAACTTTATGATTCTATATTAAATAACATACCCACTACAGTTGGCTACGCTTATCAACCTCTTTGGTTATACGCTACCAAAGGGTTTTGGTACACTCGTCCATCGATTACAAACTACGCGGGAGCACCAGCTGGAACTGGCTCTAAAACAAACATAGCTGTTAACGGTGGTAGTGAGAGTTACGACCCGCTATACATGCTTCAAAGCCCATTAACAGACAGAACCCCGCATTTCCAACCACAGTTATCTGTGAGAATTTGCCCTAGCGAAGAAAGCAAAAAACAGATAAAAGAAGATATATTTGAAAAACTGCAGTCATCTAACCCAAAGCTTTCTTTTGAAGTAGTAGCACATATTTTTGGTCCATTTGCAACCCAATCAGCTGCACAAACATTTGTTGATACTAAGATGGGGAAAACCCCATTCTCTGCGTTATCTAAAGATGTTAGAGACTCTGGTTTGTATGTCGGTAAATATTATGTTCGTAAAGACATTGACACAGCGGATAAATGGGATGACTACGCTAAAGATCCGCAGAACTGGACTATGGACATGAAGACCGCCAACGATGACTCAAACAGCTTAAATACCGCCTCTAGTCCAATAACACCTAGTACTAAAAACTCCCAAAACAAGTCTGTAGTAGATGAAGTAGACGCCCGAATTGCAGCGGCTTATGATAGCGCCCTAACCGGTTACCCTGACCAAGCATCTTCAGTAAACACAGCTATTAGTAACACAAAAAAGCTGTATTACGACGGGATATCATCGAAAGTTGAAAATATTAATCCAAGATGGGTCGGCCCAGCTATAAACTTTAGAGGAGCGGTTGGAATGCCGCAAGAGGTATACCTAATAACGACAGAGAGTGGTGGAGATAGGCTAGACTCTCTACTACAGTTAGTAGACAACGTACATGGATTAAGTACTAAGTACTTTGCAATCGTAGTTGACGCAGTAATTACGTATGAAATCGAAACAGCAGCTGGTGTCTATAAAAAGGCTTCTCCAGGTGGAGTTAGAAACACCGCAGTTAAATCAGGTGGTGACTTTGGTTTTACAACTTCATTGAACTTGGGCTGGGGAGGGTTGGCTCTTTTGCCAATATAAACTATGAAGACAAAATACTTTTCCACTGATAGATACTCATTAGATAGCTCCGGGCAAACTGCTTCAAGAACCCGGTTTGTTGCAAGTGGGTACTCTGTGTACACATCCGTTGCTGGAGATACCTTTATGTCCTTAAGTATCAGATTTTTAGGGGATCAATCTCGTTATTGGGAAATTGCAGATATTAACCCTCAAGTTGAATGGCCCGATAGAATACCAATTGGTACCACACTGAGGATTCCAATATGATTGGCCCTTCTATAAACAAGTTTTCTGCAAGCTGCAGATTCCAAATACACGGAGTACCCCTAGACCACACGTCTATTATTGAATACGAACTTTCATTGTCCGAGAACAAACACGATTTACTAATCGTAACTATGGCTGGCGTTCCAGCAGCCGCAGTAACTGACTACATAGGAGTACCAGTAACTTTTTCCCTTGGGGAGGGTGTGGGGACATCACAACAGTTTGTTGGGTATGTTTCGTATGTTGAGCCAATGCACAACGCAAGAGACGGTCTAATAAACAAAAGCCCAATACAGCTAGCGAAAGTGTACTGCATTGGGGCATCAATGATTATGAAAGAAGTAAGATCAAAAGTATGGGAAACCCCATCACTTACAGAGATCGTTACTTTTATATCAGACACTCATGGATTTAGTGTTGATTACCCTAAGGATTCTTATAAGCCTATTCGGCTGGTTCAATCAAGTGAAAGCGATTGGTCGTTTTTAAACAGAGTCTGTAAGAAGTTTGGTTTGGCTTTTTCACTACACGGAACACACCTTCATCTATGG